CAGATCATCGAAGCTATACAACGCGCACAGCGTCGTAGCGGTACGGTTTTTGCCCCCGCATGAGTACCCCCACAATGCAAGTACTGGTAGGTTTCCAATCTACTACAGGCTTCGGCACCCCATTTTTATTAGACGACGCGTTTTATGGGGTTTTAGACACAGCCGATAGAGGCACGCTAGGAGGCGTAACAATGGTTGATTTAACCAGCCTTGTTGAGTCGGTAAATATCAACCGTGGACGCTCGCGGCAGCTTGACCAATTTAACTCGGGTACCGCAACTATTGCATTTAATAACGATACGCAAATACTAAACCCGTCTAATACGTCTAGCCCGTACTACCCGTTTGTGCTGCCGCGTTGCCCGGTGCAAATACTCGCTAATGGAATACCGATATACACCGGCGTAGTGACCGACTGGAACTTAGATTACGACATTAGTAATCAAGACATTATGTACGCGTCGTGTGCCGACCAATTCACCGTTTTAGCTAATCAGGCTTTAACAGCTAGAACGCCAGCATCGCAGGCCACCGGGGCGCGTATAAATACCGTCCTTAGTTACTCTGAGATTAACTATCAGGGCGCACGATCTATAGATACCGGCTCATCTACGTTAGGTGCTTTTGCCATTACCGAAAGTACAAACTGTCTCAACTATCTACAGCAGGTAAACACAAGTGAGCAAGGCTATTTATTTATGTCGGCTGCTGGAACGCTCACATTTAAGGGCCGCTCAAGCGTTCTAAACCCGGTAGCCGGGGCGACATTTAACACCGACGGTAGCGGTTTGCCCTATCAGACACTTATAAATAGTTTTGGCGATGAACTTATTTATAACAACATAATTACACAGAGCGCCGCCGGGGCCGCACAAAACACAAGTAACGCCGCCAGCATCGCCCTATATCAGGCGCAACAGTACAGCCTATTAGACTTACTCAACAGCACGACCACAGAGGTAGCCGGGCTAGGTAATTATCTGTTGGGCAAATACCAAAACCCCGTTTTACGGTTTACGGGTTTATCTACGCAGCTAGCCGCCCTATCGGCTGCTAATCAAAACATCTGCCTAAACCTAGATTTAACGAGTATTTGCACCGTCGTTAAAAACTTTGTGGTAGGCACGCCAGCAACCGAAACACAAACCCTAGTAGTTTCGGGCGTGTCTCATAACATTACGCTGGGCAGCCACATTATCGCCTACACATTTGAGAGTACAGACGGGGCGGCGTATTTCACGCTTGACGACGCGATATTCGGTACTCTTAGCACTACTAACCTATTGAGTTTTTAAGGAGACATCATGGCAGTATCGCCCAATACCAACTTCACAGCAGGTCAAATCCTGACCGCTACGCAGCAAAACAACTTTGGGCGTGGCATCATGACTTCGGTTACGCCACTCACAAGTACTGGCGCAATAACGACGGAAGCACTGCAAATCACCGCGCCTAACTTCACGGCAGTTGCTAATAGGTACTACAAAATTACATACTTTGAACCTTCGCTATATGGTTCAGCACAGGCGACTTATACGCTACGAATTAAGAACGCGACAGCAGCGACAACGCTACAAACTGCACAGGTCGTCGGCTCTACTCTTGGTTTCTACTCCAGTTGCACTTGTAGTGCAATCGTGACTCTTGCAGCAGGCGTAGTGAGCATTACAGCAACTTTGGAATGTGGCACAGGAACAGGACAAAAAAATAGAAGTGCAACCAGTTTTGCATTCCTATCCATAGAAGATCTCGGTCCGGCATAATGACCATAGCAAACCCGCCAAAAGCCCTAATTCTATTGGTTGCTTTACTCTGTATAACCGTATTAGTTGCCATAGGGAAAGTGACAACCGAAGCCGGACTACCCATCATTTCGGCCATAGTTTTTTACGGTATCGGTAACGGCGTAGGCGCAAAACTTAACCAGCAATCACCCAAAATATTTGAGAGTAAAGAGCCGACAGAATGAGCCGCCCCTACCCATACAAAGCCGGCACCTACAAACCAGCAACAGCTAAACAACCCGGTTTAGAAACATTTAGCAAACTAAGCCGTAGCCGTTTTGGCTTTAGCAATCTAGGCACATGGGTAGTACGTTTAATGAACGGCCACGACCTCTTAAGTGTTCACGCCACCGGGAACGCTTGCGACTTGGGCTACTCAACAGCCGGCAAGGATCGTAAAATAGCGTTAGAGGCTTGCCGCTGGTACGCCCGCCCCGACATAGCCCCCAAGCTCGGGATAGTCGCTATCCACGACTACATGGCTAACCCGCCGCGCGCGTGGCGCTGCGATCGTGACGCATGGCAAGGCTTTACAAACGGCGAACTAGGGGGCGGCGGCCATTGGCTACACGTCGAGTTAGCGCCCGCTTACGGCGCTATGGACGCCAAAAAATATAAAGCCATTTGGGATAGTTTGCCCAAGCCGTAAGGGTTTACGGGCATTGCCCCCATATCGGTAGCCCTATTCGCTAGGGTTTTTAACACCCGACGAAAGGCTAAACAAATGCCCAAAATACTTTTACTACCACTACTGCTATGTACGTTTGCTATGCCAGCTCGAGCAGCTGCCGCCCCGGTTGCAGACTGCCCGCAGTATCATCGGCAATTACAGGCCCACGGTTTACCCCCCAAAATATTTGGCCCGATCATGTACCGAGAGTCACGTTGCCACCCGTCTAGCCGGTCGGTTGTACGCCCTAACGGCACAAGAGATTTAGGGGCGCTACAAATAAACAGCAGTTGGCGCACAGTCACCGCCCGTACGTGCCGTGTAACAATGTCTCAAGCCCCTAAGGCGCTGCTAAAGCTTGACTGCAATCTAAAGGTAGCCGCCGTCCTGTATGACCGTGGCAGGGGCTTAGGCAACTGGCGCGCAACATCGCATAAATGACCGTTGCCAAAAAAAACTTATTAAAGACTTGCGTAAGTGGTTACAAGTGGTTATAGTTCTCTACATGAACACAGACACAAACACCTATTTTGTAATCCGCATGGCAACAGGTAACAAAGTACATTTGCGCCGAGACGGCTCAAGCCAAACCGAGTGCGCAACATGGACCGGCTACACCCGCCAATTTAAGACGGAAGAAACCGTAATCACTTGTACTAAGTGCTGGCGGGCAGTTAATCGCACCTACGCCGGTATTGACGCAATGGCAGCACAAGGATTTACAAATGCCTAACAAACCAATTACTGCACAATGCGGAACACGATCGGCCTACGCCCGCCATTTACGCCACAATGAAACACCGTGTCGAAAGTGCAAAGACGCCAATAACAGCTGGCATAAAGAACACCGCAAACATAAACACACCCGTACCGCATAATGCGATATAATAACTACACCCGACCCGACGAAAGGTACCCGACCACATGAAAACTAACGACAACCGTAAACCCGGCTGGCAAATTGCTAGCCAATACAAACCGCTTACATTGTTAGCCCGCGACCTACGCGGCCACGCACAAACCCACGCGTTCGACGACGGCCAGCTAGTAGCCGACCTTTTAGCAGCCGCTAACAATCTCGACGTATTCGCTATGGATCTCGAGCGTCGCATAAACGAGGCGGGGCTATGAGTAACCAGCTTTCACTATTCGACCGCATCGTTATAGATATGCCAGCCGAAGCCGTAGACACAGCCGAAGCCATGCGGGTAGCCATACAACGCTACAGAGCAGAACGCCCGCCACTAGACGGCAACCACACAGTACCGGGCAAAAACCCCGTAAGCCATGACGCCGCCCGCCGCGCTTTTGGTCGTTCCGGCAACGCCCGCGAACGTATCTACAACGTCGTTAAAGCCCACCCCGAAGGCTTAACCGTTCACGAACTACGCCAGTTAATAACGATGCATTTCCATACTGTCGCAGCGCGTGTAAGTGATCTAAACCTAGAAGGCTGGTTAGTGGACTCAGGCCGACGCCGCCCCACAGATACCGGCGCTATGGCTACCGTATGGGTGGCCGACTAATGAACAACTGGCAACTATTTTGGGCCGTGTTTTTTGGCTGGACATTCCACGCAGCGTGGGCAGCCATGCGACGTATGCAACGCGAAATCGAGCGAGAGGAACGCGAACGCGCCCGCGATAGGCAGTACCGATGAGCGACAGCTACGACGGCGTACCCCGTAAAATAGTGTGGGTAAACGACCCGCCTAGCATTGACAACCCATACAAAGAGCAGCTGCTAGTGATGACCGCCGACCGTGACGCGTGGCGCAACTACGCCGCAGATTTAGGCTTTTACCGATCATGGGCCGACACGCTGGCCCGAGCCTTAAACGACGGCGACGCCGTTAAAGCTTACGAACTAGCACAGGACTATAAAGGCAAAAGGTATACGCGTGAGTTTTGACCTATCCGAATATGTAGACGTTAAACACCGCCTAAACCTTGCGCTACATAAACACCCCGATTTACGCATAGTTGAGGACGCCCCCGAACTAATCACTATTGGCGAACGCGTCTATATCCAATGCGCCGTAACCGTCTTTCGGTCGGCCGATGATCTACTACCCGGGCGCGCCTACTGTTGGGAAGTATGGCCCGGGCGTACACCCTTTACAAAAGAGTCGGAACAACAGAACGGGGCCACGTCGGCGCTCGGGCGCTGTCTCGGTTATATGGGTTTTGGGATAGATACCGGCATAGCGTCGGCTAATGAGGTACGCACAGCGCAAGCCAATAACCACCCGGTAAATGAACGGCCTACAGCTGGCGAAAAGGTCACGCGCACAGCCGCGCCATCATCGCCCCACTACCCGCACGTACACACAGACAAACCCCGCGGCCTAGCAACAGACGCCCAACTACGGCTACTACAGACAATGCTTACCGAACGTGGCCTACCATCACCCGCCGCTGGCATCACATTTAATGAAGCCTCAGACGAAATAAGCCGCCTAAAAACCATACCGAAAGTGAAGCCATGACAAAAACAGAATGGCTAAAGGTAATGGAACGATGCCATACGCACAATGATTTCTTTAAGCCTTACGACATAGACCGTAACCGCATTTGGTTTGCCATAATTCCCGACTCTATGACGCTCGATAAAGCCTTTGTAATTGTGGACGATTTCTACCGGCACAATAAAGGCAACATACGGCTAGCAGATTTTGAGGCCGCCATTAAAGGCGAACGCGCCGAAGCGGCAGCGAAACAACGCGCCATAGAAACCACACAGCTAATAGATAACCGCGCTGGCGACTGGCCCACAATCACAGACGAAACCCGGGCAATGATCCGCAGCCTTAAAAACATATCAAAGGCCCGATAGTGGTACTGCTCGCATGGTACGCGCTGCTAATCTTGCTAGGTATTGCAATCCTGCAAGGCTTACATAAAGACTAAAAGAGTTGGTACCCGGTGTGTCTCGCTGGGCTAAGTTAGGGAATTGAGAAGCCTAGCCAACATGATTTACAATTAAATAACGCTGGTACCGTGAGGCTAAGTGTGGTTTCTGAACCTTGCCACAGCCAGCACACACAGACCTACGCCGATTGCATGGCGACGGGTAACACACGGAAAGCGTGGGTAGACAAGCGCGCCCCATTTCATAGCTAACAGCACGACCGCATGGCGTGAGGGTAAGACGCTTGAGCAGAGACATTACAGACGTCGTGAACCGCGACAATAAACAAAGGCCGGGAGTGTGGCAAGGTGGCACCCACACGGGAAGGTATACCCGTACTAGGCTTGTACACAAACTCGACAACCCGATAGGCACCCATGACTACCCGACAAACTCAATCCACAGCTAAACAACCCCCACAAATAAAAAGAGGGGAGAGACTTAACTAATGCCACGCCAGCACACGACAAGCGACAAAGCCTACGCAGCTGCACGACGCGAACTACTAGCCGATAACCCCCTATGTAATTGGGGTTGCGGACGCATGGCAACCGAAGCCGATCATGTAGTGCCATACGTGCTAGGTGGCTCGAACGATATAACTAATCTTGTGCCTAGCTGTAAGCCATGCAACGCCAGCAGAGGCGCAACACTAGGCAACCAACTACGCAAAGGCCGACACGAAGCAATAGCCGCAGCACAAGAACAACCACAAAGAGTGACCAAAAAAACCACGCCCATAAACAAAAGTTATGTAACTATAGAAAATAGCCCGCAAAACCCTTTACCAGTAACAAGTTTTTTTACGCGCAAAAACGGCGAAGCC